ACAAAAACCGAGCATGCAAGCCCATCTATATGCAAACCCAGCAAACGCGGGATCTAAAATCAGTTGGTAGTTGCATGACGATTAACCGAGCTCAAAGCGGTTAATGCTAGAACCGTAACTAGCAGGGTATGACTTTAAACAACACGAATACCCCTCTTTGACTTAGTTTAGTCAGAGAGGACTTTTAAAACTGACGATTGTGCTAATAGTCCTCAGCTTTAAAAGTCCATCTTATCCATTGCCGCCCGACTTTGAAAACAGGCACGAAATGGAACGCTTATGAGAGTTAAGCGCGACGAGGCTACCGTCATAAAATAAGCAATTTACTATCGCGCTAGACAGCTCTAGCGCACCTTATTTGGAATTATTTATGAGTCTATTAAGACGCATTTTAGGCAGTAAAAAACAAGAATTTGTTAAGCATGATTTTGTAAATCTGTCAGCAAAGTTGTCAATCGAAGATTATGAAGCTCATTGGCATCGTGAGCATTCTCAAGCAAAAATTAGCAAGCTGGCAGCAGCGGCCACTATTATCATCTGCGGACTTGTCGCAAGCTTTGCTTACAGTAAAGCAACACCTGCATACAGCGCCCAAGTGGCTGTCTGTAGCCTTGTTGATCAAGCAGGGGGTGAGTAATGTCACATCAAACTGCGTACGACAACCTAAGTGATGGCAGCTTTGTAACAAAAGCGGATGATAACATACGCGATCTTGCAGAAGACATTGCGCTTAAAATTATGCGTAATTATGAGGATGACAGCACTCAAGTACTCAACATATTATCAGAGTACTTAACTAGGATGGCGCTAGGGCAACTTGATAGTAGCGCTACTGACGATTTTCACGCAATGCTTGATGAGGTAATTACGGGGGCGGATGATACCCCTTTTAGCGATTTTGTAGCCTCTGCGATACGTGCCGAAGCCTACAGCTTAGCGGAGCTAAATTTATGAGGTGGCCGCATTGAAAGCGCAGGTTTTAGAGTAGCAATTAAATAACACTGACGCGCTCAGCAATGGGCGCAAAACTACATCTATAATAAAAATAAGGAGTTATAACTATGCCACAAACTTCAGTACAAAAACATTATCAGCTGCACAAAAAAGAAATCAGCGCTAAGAATGCGAGTCACCAAGCTGCTAGACGCTATGCAGAAGCAAATGGTTTGATGACTAGATCACAAGCCGCCTGTTATTTAGATATTACTACTCAGCAGCTTACAAACATTGAGTCATCAATTAGGAACATAGGCAATGTGTGGAGTCTACAGCATTTAAACCGTAGCTTTTACACAATTGAATCGATCGAAGCGTGGAAGTTAGCTAATAAAGAATACTTTGCTAATATAAAAAAACTAAGCGGCCCAGAGCCGCTGCGGGCAGCGCCAATGCTTGAAATGATCATTAATCTTATGCGTGACAATGCAGAATTATCGATCATAACAGCTAAGTACAGAAAGGCTCAGGAGCTTAAATCATTAGAATCAAGGTACGCATTATGAGAAGGCTATTGCTGTCGTTGCTGCTAGTCTCATCAGCCTCTAGCGCCTCAGAAGTCCAGTGCTTATCACGCATCATGTTTTCTGAGGCCAAGGGCGAAAGCCTGTTGGGTGTTTTGGCAATCGCATCAGCGTCTAAAAATCGTAGTGTTAGATCAGGTGTTTCAATCTGCAAATTGAAGGGTGTGACATCAGAACCGATCCCCGCTGATATTAAACCCCACTTTGAAGCGCTGGCTAGATCAACGCTAAACAGCAAAAAAAGCGTGGTCTTGAGCGCTGACAGCTGGAACACCGGCACTAAGCCGCACTTGAAAGGAGATATAACACGCCAGATAGGCAAGCATGTTTTTTATACGATGCTGGGGGAGTTATGAGTAAAGTATTAGCGGTATTGCTAGAGCTAAAAGAGTGTTCGGATTATTGGTCTGATTACGCTGTTCCAATCGGCATACATGAACGGATTGACGCGGCTATAGCTGAACTACTCGCCCAACCTGAGCAGACTGAGCCTGAGCTTAATCAAAAATCCTTTCGTGGGCTTGAATTGAGTGGGGATAGCTACCCACCCGAGTATATTGAAGAATCTCCTATGTATGACAGGACAATACATGATAATCCAGACGCATTGGCTTGGACAAGATTTTTCATGGAAACACATCCATCCTGTAATGTTGATGATCAAACCATGTTTGGGTGGTTTGCAAATGCAATGATGGCGATGCTCGACCATACTTGCAGAAGCATAGCACCACCCAAGCGTGAGCCTTTGAGTGATGATGCAATTAGAGCTATTGTTAACCAACTACCTACCGATGTTGATTTAGATACTGGAATTGAGTTTTGTAGAATTATTGAAAAACATTGGGGCAGCAGAGCGTGACTTAAAGCGTGAGCCTTTGACTGGGAAAGAATTATCACAGGCCACCAAAGGTATGAGTGAGTTTGGTGCTGACATGTTTAAGGCAGGAATTGCAGCGGCAGAAAAAGCACACGATATTGGAGTAGATGATGAATAAAGAAAGAGAGGCGGTGTTATGAGAGCTGATAAAGAGACTATACTGATAATAGTTTGTGCAGTTGTTGTTTTTACTGGAATGTTCAGCGTAATGACTTATGAATTACATGCGAAAAGAACTTGCAAGGAATTGGCGATAGCTCATGATATGCCCTATCTAGAAATAAAAGAGTTATGTCAATGAGTAAAGAAAGAGAGTTGTTGGAAAGAGTATTAGCTTACGTGGTTGCTAAAGAGCTAGTAGTAGATGACTTTGAAATGACTACTCAAATAGATGAAACTTTTATAGAAATTAAAGACTACCTCGCCCAACCTGAGCAAAAACGTGAGCCTTTGAGTGATGATGAAATTTTTGACGCTTGGATTCCATCGAAGGTCTCGCCATGCGGTCAATCTTTTAACGCTGGGGTCAAGTTTGCTGAAAAAGCACACGGCATAGGAGTAGATGATGTCTAAAGACCAGCTTTTACTTAAAGCAGCATTGCAACAACTAATATATGTTTAGAGTTACAAAAGCAATAAATCAGCTTCTTTTTTACGTCTAATAGTCAAACCGTTTAGTGGGATACCGTTAGCTTTATCCCACTTTTTAATTTCGCCCGCTGCGGCTAACCAATTACTCTGATCTACGTATTTTTTAAGCGTAGATTTTGAGTAATTGCCAATACCTAAATTAAATATGAAATCTGCAATTGCAGCATGCCTGTTAGGTGATGTAAGCGTAGGGGATGATTTTATGGCTGAACTAAGTACGCCATGCGCCAATATATCAAGCTCTGCATCAGATTGCGCTTGAGTCCAGACCAGACCCTTTTTTATGTCTATGCCTGTACAGCCATAACCGATAGTCCATACGCCTGCAGGGCATTGATAGGCCGTTAATTTACAGCCCTCACTGTCTTTAATTAGTTGAGTTAATACCTTCAAGCTGTTCATTAATATTTACTAGCCATAGGCTTCTCACCTCTACCAACCGATAATGATAGAGCTTTTTTAGTTGCCATTAGTGTTTCACCATATCAATAAACCACGCGGCAGCAGTCGCAACAGACGCACCAATTCCGCCAACAATTAGTAAGGTTTTCCAGCCGCCCTGTGCTTCTGACAAAGTTACGCTAATGCTTCTAAGTTCCTCCTTTATTTCTTCGATGTCTTTAGCCATTCTGTCCATGTCCGCCTCTATGTGCTTAATGTCTGCGCTATGTGTTGCAAGCACTCGTATTGTTTCCAAATTGTTATCAATCATTTACTTACACCCTTATGTTTTTCAAAAGATCTCATTCCTGCCAACCCTAAAAGCCCCATTAAGATCTGCATTGTAATATCGGTATCAATGGCAGGGAAAACGCCCACATAAGCAAAGATAACAGTTGCTGTAAATCGTGCAATAGGTTCAATAATAGCAGAGTAGCATAATGAAAAGCCGCATATCCAGCCAATAGCAGGCCGCCATCCTGAAACGAATAGTGACACACTCGCCGCTTCGACCTTATTAATTTCGAGCTGGGCGAGCTGTAGTTGATAGCTGTTATTGATCTGAGTTGCGGCCTCTGCAAGCCTGCCCTTTAGCTCCGTGTCAGCATCTGGGAAAAATTTATCTAGGCTGGTCTTGATTAAATCAAACCCAGCGGTAAACGGATCAAGTGTCATGGTATTACTTAACCCAAGGCAATGATGGCGTGACAATAGCCGGGTTAATTTGTGCTTCAATTTGATCTGCTACAGACTTTTCATAAGAGGCTACTTGCTCTTCACCTAACGCTGCTTTAGTCCAAGCAATAACCTTATCTAAAGTTAAGTCAGCAAATGGCAAGAAATCAGGTTTAGTTTCATCAACTTCAAAAGATGCGCTACCATAAACAGAGCTAGTATAAGTTCCGTCTGTTGCTTCAAGTGTCCAGTGTGCTGTTACAACATAGTCCAGCATACCTATAACATCAGGTTTGCAACTTAATGCTACGATATTCCAAGTGTTTTTAACCATTTTATAATCCTTAGATTGAAGTTATTGTTTGCCACGCCGCGCCTGTGTAAACACAGAGTTTATCTAATATTGTGTCAAAAACCATTAAACCTGCGGCAGGTGAAGCAATGGCGTTTTTCTGCGTAGTCGTCATATTAGGCATACGCACGCCTTTAGTCGTTGACTGTGCGTCAAGAATAGCCGAGGCGTTTGGTGATGATGTTCCAATCCCCACGTTGCCAGAGTAGTTAATGCGCATAGCAGTGGTCATAGCCACAGCAGCCCCAGCCGTTGTAGAGCCCGACACATTAAAATCCCAACCACCAACACCGCTTGATGAGTGCTTTAACTCTCCGCAATAATTTGAAGTTATTGCCCTGGTGATGTATGTCGAGTCATAATAGATATTAGCACTAAAACCTGTAGTTAATGCGTTAGTCCAAACAGAGGCGGTGTTAACCTGAAGTGCTGTAGCATTAGGATGCCACGCAGCGTAGTTAGCATTTAGAGTTGCGCTTCCTACTACTGATAATTTAGCTGTAGGACTACTAGTGCCAATCCCTACGTTTCCGGATGCATCTTTATAGACCTGACCTGATCCTATGTTTAGTATACCTGTAGAGCCTATGAGTGTGCCTGTGTATGATAGGCTAGTAGCTGCCACAGTGTTTGGTGCAACATTGCCCAGCGCTGATGGTGACGAAAATGAGGCTTGTATAGTTGACACGCTATTGTTTGCCGCTGTTGCACTTGCAGCCGCGCTTGTTGCACTACTTGCTGATGCTGTTGAGCTCCCTGCTGCTGCTGTTGCACTGCTTGCTGCTGCATTTTTAGATGCAAGCGCGGCAGTCGCACTGGCTACAGCGTTGCCAGCAACCGCAACCTCTTGAGTCAGCGCAGGAACAAAACGAGTTCTCCAGCCACCATTTCTTAAACCTGTGGTGGCGTTGTCGTCATCGGTTACAGTTGACCCATCGCCGCCCACTGTTGTGCTAAAGGTTACGCTGCCCATTATAATAATTCCTTAATTTCGTATGATGTTTGGTATCGAGTGTTATACGGCTGAGATATTGGAGACAATGCGCGTAAACGCCCTAAAAAAGCTCGTCTTTGTAAATTTAACGCGTCCGCATCGTCCCAAATATATAAAATTTCAGCATCTGTTCCGCTGATTTTCATAATGTCATTGTTTAAAATTGATTCTGCATAGGTCAAATGGTCAAGCGTAAATTGTGCAACTCGATAACTTTCGCGCCTATCAAAAAATTCAGCGCCACTCATTGCAGTATCTATAGCGGTCGTTGACTCATAACCAATTGACGCGCCTAAATTCATATTCAAAACTGGTTGATATTTAGCACCGATAAAAATGCGCCCAAACTCAACGTAGTTTGATACCGATTCAAAAAATTCAATCTGATAAAATTGTTCAGAAACAACAACGGGAACAGACAAAATCAACGTTTTTGTGTAAAAATTAATCTCTTCATCGGTGGGCGTCAAGTCCCAGAAATGCACGTCTTCCCATTCATAAGTTCCATAAGGCGACTGAGGCCATACGTCTACTTGCCCGCTGTCATAAACCAGTGTTGTATATCCGCTGTCTGAGTAAGCGCGATAACGCCACTTTGCTGATGATGTTAAGTTATGCGCAATAATTCCAACGGTTGAGATAATACGCGTAATGTCAGTTGAAAACCTAAGGCGCGTACTTGAGTTAGCGTTATTTGTTGATCTTGTAACCTTTGATAATTGTCTATTTTGTAAGTTTGTTAAGGGCAATGATGTAGACCATGAGCCATACGCGCCAAACGTTGAGCCGTCTATTCTGTTTTGATAACTGATTATGGTATTACTCATGCTATCCCCAAAGCGTTAGCGTTGCTCTATTAGTTGAATAATCAGACTCGATTCCTATTATTTTGAATAGTTTACCACTATTCAGGCCAAACCTATGCAGTGTTAAGTTTGCAACATTAACTAAATCTGGTAGCGTCTCGGATAGGTCAAGGGCAATTCGCACGGTGTATAAGTCCCTGCTGACTTTATAAAGCGCAAGCACACGAGCCGCCTCGGTTGCCGCTGATGCTTGAGTGACTAGCAAAGCGTCTCTAGTAATTTCAACAGCAAGGCTATATTGATTTTTTATTGCTGCATCTTCTGATGATTCGGTTAATGTTGGCTGGGCTAATATGTTGCGCCTAGCGTCAAGAACTGCTCCAGCTAAATCAAAGTCCTGTACGGTATAATTTTTTTGATAATTAACTCTGACTCTGTAGGCCGGTATACCTTTGTCCGTGTCGTTTGTGCGGTTATGCTCAATGCTTATAATGTTGTTTGTATTTATTTCAATGTTTGCCGCGCCTGTCGGAGCGTCGAAGCGCCCCATTCTGAATAATCCCGTAGCATCAAAACCATAATAAGCACCGATTGATATGGCTATCTGATCCATCATGTAAATTGATGTTTCAGTGCTTTCCATCCACACGCCAACGACAGCAGAATTAAGCGTATCTAATGCTGTAACGTCACCAGCTACAATATCACCCGCTGCCACACCGCCTTTTAATGCTATGGCTTTTAATATCTGCGCGACGGTTCTATTCCCTGCCGCTGTGTCTTGTGTAGCATCACACGTCAAAAGCCCTGCTGGTACAGTTTTAATTCTGATGTAACCTGATGCTAAACATGTCGTGTATTTCCCTGCTGGTGGATCGTGCGCCAGCATGTCCGCAACGGTCGGCTCATCGGCATGGAATGTTAATGGAACACCTCTATCATAAACGTTACCTATTGCCGATATTGCACCATCGTTAATTTGATAAATAAGCTTTGAACTATTAACCATGATCGGCTGAATGTTAAACACTTGACCGAACAATAAAGGCTTAGGTTTTTTGGCTATGTCAGCAACACCCTCCACGCCTGCTGGTAGTGAGTTGTTGCCGGCATAAAGCGTTGTCTGTAATGGTTTATCAAGTATTGCTAATTTATCACGCACTAAAATAGTGGCTTTAGCAAAAGTAAATTCAACTTGCTCCATCGTGCCGTTTAAAATAGTGGTGAACGTTGAAAATGCTGCGCCCTCCGCTCCGATCTTAATAACTAAGCTTCTACCGTCAAACGAATAAGGCAATAAATAATCTAAGCCGCCATCAATATTAGATAATTCAACAGCCCCATATCCTACTCGACTTGCTCCGCTTGTTGTGCCATTGCTGAACATGTTGCGGCTAATAGAGGCAGGGTTAACAATCCTAGCATCATAATATGTGTTTGCTGGTGTGTCGCTTGGCTCAGTAGTAAAGTTTTGAGACGAATATCTAAAGACCTCTGTTGTTCCAGCCGCACCTACAGCGGCGGTTATCTCAACTAAATAAATCATGATGATGCCTCTAGTTTAGCTTTTCTGGTTAGCTCTGATATTTCAGCTTTCATGCCTTTCAACTCATTAATCATTGCTACGTTAGCTGATGATTGAAGATTAACTAATGCCTGTAGCTCTATCACCTGTTCTTTTAATAACGTGGCCTGCACTTCGCTTGAGTCTTTAATCGATTGGGATATATTGTCAAATAGGCCAGCGGTTTGAGAGTGACTTGTTACATTGGCAGGTGACGTGAAGTTTATAAGCTCTGGACCCAATTCCCCCACCATTGTTAATCCATCGGTTAAGCCGCCTTTTGCCCTATATTTTGGGCTTAGTCTCCACATGTCTTTAGCTGCTAAGTTTGGGCTAGGATCACTATTGTATTTTGCGCTGTATTGCTCTGCAATACTAATAATGTACCCATTTACTAAGTCTGCTTTTGCTTGTGACGCTGCGCTTCCAGCGCCCGTTGCTCTGCTTGTATTTTGATAATCATTAACCAATTTAGTTACTTTTTCTTGTTTTAATGACAGTCCAGCGTCTAAAGCGTTGTTATATGCTCTTTTTTCTTCTGCCGCTGCGATAGCCGCGTTTTCTTTAGCAACGTTTGAAGCCTTTGCCGCTGCTGCCGCCGCAATAGCTGGGTCAGCTCCGCCTGTTGCTTGTGCAGTATTAGATATGGTGCTTTTAGTTGACGATATTAATTGAGCCAAACCGGTTAATATAGACTGTGCTAATGATGATGCTGAATTATAAGTCTGCAGGTCTGAACTATACTTAGATAATGCGCTAGTTAAGTCTGTCACGCTTGAGTTTACAGATGCGGTGGTTGAATCAAGATCAAACAATTTAGAGTTGCTTGCCCTTGCTACTTCTAATTGAGCATTCATTATCTCAATTTGCTTATCAACCGCGCTCATTCCACTTTTTAAACTATCAAGAACAGCATTATAGTCGGCTTGATAGGCGTTCCCTGTCGCATTGTATTTTAAAGAGGCTTCTAAAAATGATTTTGATACATCTGGCAAACTTGAAAGAGCGTCAGCGTTACCTTGAGCCGCTAATGCTGATGCTTCGGTAAAGGCTTTTTTTGTTGCTGAATAAATTTGGGCAGGCGATGCCGTTGGGTTTTTAGCGCCTGTCAATTCGTCATAATAAGTTCTTAATCCCTTGCCAAGCGCTGAAAACTTATCGCGCATAATAGTTAAGTTTTTATAAGCTGTTTCTAGTGCTTTTTCAGAACCTACAAGAGCTGCGCTTGCATCGGTTAATTGATTGATTGCGTTTGTGTATGACCTTGTTTCTGCATCCATGCCTAACATTGCTTTTTCACGCTCTAAAGATAGCGCGTGTTCGCTCTCGCCTAACGCCTTATAAATTGCTATCTGTCTATCGTATGACGTGTCTACAATCTTGTTTAATTCCGCAAGCTTATCTTTGACTATCTGTGCGCTTAATTCAGCAGCGTCCGCAAAGTCGCTAGCCATAGCCAAAGCTAATACATAAATCTCCCGACCTCGTGCTGTAGTGTCATTTTTTAAAACATCAAGCAGCGCACTATAGTTAGCTTTTGCATCAGTAACCACGCCAGTTGTTGCGTCAAAAGTTGCATTTAATATAGGCATTAACAACCCAAGTTTTGCAAAGCTATCATTTAATGTTTGAGTCTTGCTAACAAGCTTGTCTTGATCTGCAAAATAATCATCAAAATAAGTGGCTAATGAATCTTTTAGCGCCGATATACCGCCAGCCGTAACTATTAAGTTGCTGTCTAATAAAACACTAGCCGCGCCTATATCTTTTAGACCTTGCTTAATACTTACCAAGCCCTTAAAAGCCTCGATTGCATCATCAGCCGTACCGGGCAACATGCCCATAATCTCGTTTAAATCTTCCATTTTGGATGATGCAATTATTGACTGTACAACCATTTGCTTTTCAATGTCGCCTGTTTTTTGAAGTATCTCTGAATAGTCAACCGCCGTCATTCCAAGAGTCTTAAGCTTTGCCTGTGCAGTAGCAATGATGACAGTCACGCGCATTAAGGTCTGATAATACCCTTCGTTCTCTAGTTGCGACTCTAAAAACTTAGGGTTAAGTAATGCCATTTTGTCGGCAAGTTTTGCCATTGTCGCTGTTAATATCTCGCCATTCTTTTTAGCATCACTCCCCAAAGGTATGCGACCAAGATCAACATTAAAACTATTTAGCTTTGCTTGTATAGCCAGCCCGTCATCCCCGATGACCTTTGCCGCTGATACTATGCTTTGCGCTGTCTGAACAATAGTATCTCCAATAGCTTTATTAATATCTTTATCTAATGCTGAGTAAAATGTCTGTATGCTTGTTTTTGAGTTTTCAATCAACCCCCATAAATATGATGTAGTGCTTGTTACTAAAACATCCGTGTATTGTTGAGCCGCGACTATTCCATCCTCAACAATACTTCCTAGTGTTTGACTAACAAACTTAATGCCTGAGCCTGCGAACTCGCGTTTTATTTTAGTTGAGCCTAAAAATGGATCAAGAATAAAACCCATTACGGAATTTATTACACTGCCAATTGCAGGAACAAGCTTTCCTAACGCTGTAACCAATAACGATATGCCTAGCGACCCAGCTGCGGCTGCGGCTGTCATAAATCCAGACGCTAGTCCCACGCCAATATTTGCGGCGCTTATAGCTCCCCCCGCAACACTATTTTGTATGGAATTGCTTGCTGTTGTTGAGCCAATGCCTAGCCCTGTTTGACCTTCTAAGCCAAACTTTTTAATCGCGGCATTATTTATTGAATTATTTGAAACAGCAAGCATAGCTAAACTATTAGCCATGCCTTTGCTGTAATCAAGATCCGCATTAGAATTAGAAGAAATATTATCAAGAGCATCAAGAATTGAATTGGACATTTCATTACTACCCAGCACAGTGCCGCCTAATGACGCTGTATAAGCTTCTTCTTGCTGCTTTTGATAGTCCGCGCCTGTCATTTGTGGCGCTGCTGATGCGCTGCCTGACATAGCCACACCAATAGCCAACATAAAAGCTAACATAGCCGCGCCTGTAGCAAAGCCAACAGGAAATGGAGCTGCTGAGGCTGCCGCTACCGCTGCTGTTCCTGATGCCGTTGCTTTTGCTCCGTCCGCTGCTGCATTTGGAGCTATAGATGCAACATTTGCCGCCTGTGCCGTAAACAAGCCTGTAATATATGCCCCAACTTTTGCAGCATTATCAGTTATCATTTTGACCATTGACATAGCAGATTGAGCCATTTCAAACGCTCTAAATACTTTAGTCGCTACGCCTAAAGCTTTATAACCTGTCGATCCTTTTTCAAAAAATCCTTGAGCCGCTTTTGTCATATCGCCATAAGATTTAACTTGAAGCTTATCTTGTTTAGATGCCGCGTCTGAGATTGCTTTGTCTTTCTTGGCTTGGTCGCCCTTGCCGTCATTCATTTTCTCGATAGAAAATAACTGCTGCTCTAGTCCGTCTGTGATTGCTGCTTGTGACTTTTCATAAGATGCAAAGGCAATGCCCATGTCACCGATTGACGCGCCCACGCTACCAAAAGCATCAGACAAGCCTGTGGCGGCTTCTCGTGCTGCGTCTAGGTTAGCTGTGAGTATTAGCATTTCTGCCGTTGCTCTTTCGTTAGCTGCTGTTTGAGCTTCGCTAATAGCTTTGATTCTTTCCTCTGCTGCCTTGGCTATTACCTCGTCCTTGCTGCCCTGGGTAGTTATATCAAGCTGTGCCATTTGCTCAGGTATTAATGCTTTTTCAGCTTGAAGCCCTGCAATCTCTGACTTAAGTCTAAGCTGTTCGGCTAAAGTTAAATTATACTTGTCAGCCGTGTCTAGCTCTGCTTGTGCCGCTGCGATCTTAACGTCAATAGTCGCTGCATCTTGGGCAATGATAGCCGCTTGAATAGCTCTTGTTTTGTCTAATGATGCAAAAAGCGCGTCCTGTGTTTGTTGAGTGATTGTGTTTTTAGTGGCCTGCTCTGTAGCTGATGCCATGCTGGCCTTAGCCTTATCTTCAATCGCTTTGCGTTCTTCTGATAATGCTAGTAATTGTGTTCTTGATTGACCTTCTAATAATTTTCCAGTTATTTCTGATGCTGCAATTGTTGCATCTTGTTGGGCTCTAAAGTTCGCCTCTGCTTCTGCTAAATCCTTCTTAACTTTTGACGACTCTTTGTTTAGTTCGGTTTGGCTTTTTGTAATAGTTGCGATTTCTTTTGCAACAGGAATTTCTTTTTCTGTTACAGCAAGCTTTTCTTTTTGCTTTTTTAATGCGTCAATTTTATTTAATTCTACATTAACATCATACCCTGCAAAATCACCAACCACCGAACCAACTACGCCAAGGCCTTTAAAGGTCTTAACTCTAGCCTCTGCGTGTGCGATTTGATCGTCTAATGTATTACCCATGTTTCGAGTAAGGATATTTAAAGTCTCTGTTATTGATGTGACAATAGACTTAATAAACCCCTCGCTCTTATCATTTAAAAGAGCGTCCTCGAAAGTATGCCAAGCATCAGACAAGCCGCTAATTTTACCATTAAGTGTATCCATAGCCACTGTATTACTACCAGCCGCCATCTCGCCCATCTTAATAATTAATTTGTCGATTACATCACGAGTGATTGTGCCTTTTGCTGACATATCAGCTAGTTGTGATGTGTTTTTGCCTGTTACATCAGCCAATAGTTGATAGATAGGTACGCCACGCTCGGCTAGTACCACCATATCCTCTTGTTGCAGCTTGCCTTTTGAGTAGGCTTGCCCTAATTGCATGGTGATGCTAGTGAGCGTTTCTTGTGATGCCCCTAGCTTTGAGGCTTGATTGGTTAGAGCGGACATAACTTGAGCTGTTGGATTGATGCCCATATTCTTAAGCAACAAAAAGCTTTTAGTCAGTCCGTCTATTTCAAAAGGTGTATTTTTTGCAAAGTCATTAATAAATTGAAATGATTTTTGTGCGCCAACAGCCGACCCTGTTACAGATAACAATTGCGCCCTAAGCATTTCCATTGATCGGTTTACATCAAGAATATCTTTTCCTAATGCTGCTAATCTGTCTAATGCCACCAATCCAACAGCCGTCTTAGTCAAGCCTTGCAGAGCGCGTTCGCTCCTGCCCGTTGCTTGCTCCATGCTGCTTAAGTTGCGCGTGGCCGTTACTGCATCGGTAGAATCTACCGCGACGTGAATTGAATATGAGTCATTAGACATTATTTTTTGCTCCGTTTAGCGATTTGTTCGTACTGATTGGCTAAGTATGCACTATCAAGCTGCATGATAGCGCGTACCTCTAAATGATCTATTTCTGTGTGGGTTAGTCTACCCCACGCTTCTATTTCGCTGTATCTAATAGCGTCCTGCCCATAGCCGTTGCTGGTTCTGGTGCGACTTAACTCGCTAAACCATTGCCAACAATAGCCATAAGAGCTAGGTAGCGGCAGGCTCTGATATTCTAAAGGAACATCGTGTCCTGCCTGAACAATCACGTTTACTTCATCGCGTAAGCTTGAGCCGTTTTCATTTGTTGCGCTTAGTTCAAATTCTCGCTTTCCAAATAAAACTAACTCATCAATTAAGCTTTGCTGTAGTTTCCCAGGTTGTTTGATGCCTCAAATACTTGATCTCTGATTTCGCTGTTGCGTTCCATTAACTTTGTGGCGTTTTCTGGTGAGTATTCATAGCCAGTAATTCCACGCCATGCAACAACTCGAATTGCTGCTGCATCAACGCCGAACTGCTCATTGTCTTCAACGGTGCGTTCAACTTCTTTGTTGCGTTTAGCCGCTAACTTGTCTTGTGTACTTCTGCGGTTTAACGCTTTGCGAACCCAATTTTGTACTTTTGGTGCTTCTTTACCAAGGACTGTAATAAATATGCCTGTGTCGCCATCATCAGTTCTTAAATATTCAAACTCATAAGCGTTTTCTGATAAAGTAACTAAATCTAAATCTTCAAATGATAAACCTGTTTTTTTGCTCATGTTCGTAAGTTCCTGTTAATTTATAAAAAAATACCCCGTTATCTAAAAATTAGATAACGAGGCGATTGTATCACTGTTTTTACGCTAATGAATCTTGAACCATGATAGTCGTGGCTAAATTAGCCAATGCCGCGCCGCCTGAATTGTTTTTTAAAGCTGTAAATGGAAACGTGCGTGTTAAACCGTTTTGACCGTCCGACACGTCCGCACCGCCTAATTTGACTCGTGACATTGTAAACACTACGAAATCAGCCGTTGCTGTGTTGTCTGTTGTCAATGCCACAACAATCGATACCTCCGTTTCGTTGATAAAATAATCTCTGAAAGTTGCATCGGTAAAGTAAGCGCTGAAAGTACCTGTCGCCATTACTGTTCCCTGAAACACATCTGGCCTAGCAACGGAACCCACGACCGCATCAGCAACCGCGATACTGCCATTAATATCAAAGTCGATTGATGTAACAATAGCCACTGGAGTTCCTGCAACTAATAACAAACCATTTACGCCAGCAGTAACGCCGCCTGTTGTGATTGCTGTCGGTGATGTTAATACTTGAGAAGTGCCAGTAGTCACGTTTAAACCGACTAATGGAAAATCAATAGTAGCCATACCATTCGCAGGGATTTTAACCTGTGCGTTTGTTTGCAAAACGTCTGTGTAAACTTCTGATTGTGCAACATCGGCAAAATAATGCTCAATAGTGTAGTAATCTTGAGTCTGTGCCGTTTCTGGAACGTAAGTGGTTTTACCTGTAGCCGCGACCGTAACACCTGTGACGCTTGTAGCATTGTCAGCTAATGCACTGCCGTTTAAAGTTTTAACTGTCAGTGTGGAGGCTGTTACGCCAGTTACTAACAAGTTTTTGTTTAAGTTAGCCGCGTTAACGCTACCGACTGTAATGCGGACTACGTTACCGATTTTTATGCCACCAGTTAAAGGGTTTCCAGTTTGAAAAGTAATAACGCCAGTCGATGCAACGATAGTTACCGCCGCAGCTGTTAGTGATGATATTGCCGCGAAGTCTCTACGTAAAACTGACTGTAAAAAATCCTTGTAAGTCCCAGCCGACAACTCACCGCTAATTGTGCCGCTTGTTTGTCTTGAGCCGTGTCTAAAATCAGCCATTTGTTGATCTGATCTGATTTCAGAAGATTGAAACGTCTCTTTGGTCATATTGATTGTGCTGGTCACGCGTCTTAATTCTTGACCACCACCGCCTGATGCCGCTACGCCTAAACCTGTTTGTTTTTTGTACGATAATACTTTTTTAACGCCTTGAGCAATTGCCATTTTGTAACCTCTTTTATGAATAGATGTCTGCTGAAAAATAAATTGATACAGGGATTTGATATAATAATCCGTCTACCATCGGTGGATGAATTGATGGTGTCTTATCAATAATAACAACCACACCGCCACTCGTTAAGCTTGTTGATCTTTTAAAATGATTAACTAATAAATCGGCTCTTGTTGATGCTGGCTTTGCGCCTAAACTTGGTGGATAGCAAAGCAAAACTTGCATAAATCCCTTAAGCCTATAATGATTGCCTCCTAATGTTGGGTTAAGAGTGTCAGCAATCATTAAATTAACTTGCTGGAAAGCTGTTCCAACTACAGGCGTAAAAGGTACGCTTTCCCACGCCGTCGCAAGTGCAGGCGTTAGCGCGTTTAGCTTAGTTTCTAATGCTGTGCGGATCTCAACTAATGCCATTCAATACCCCCTCAAATAATGCAACAGATGCGCGAACCATGCCATTGGGTGCTTGCCTGCTATGTGCGTCATATTCTAATTTTTGAACATATGGCACGTTGTTAGTCAAATAAACAACACTGCCAGCTCTGCGTGGGATAACGCTTTGTGCTTTCATTACGCTACCGCTATCATCTTCACCTACAAAAGGCGCACCGATTGTGCATTGCCAGTTACCGCGAGCGCGTCCAGTATCGACCGGTGTCATTTGAATAATATTTGAAAACACCTCACTCGTAGCCGCGCGGATTTTGTTATCAATGCGCCCGTTAGCACGCGCCACGATTTGCGACATTGAACCTGTCATTTTCTTACCTGCATTTCATAAAGCGCGGGCAATTCACCTGACCAAATATGACGAACCGCTACCACTTGATAAACTTCACTATCAACGGTTACTTTATCGGCTGGTTGTGGCGTTGGTGCGCCTAATGCCGCGATCATTACTTTTCTATCGCCTGCTTGCACAACACCACTAATAAAATCAATCCCGTTATAGTCTTTGATAACGGCAGTATGATTAGTGGATGTTGTTGTTCCGCCCGATAACTCACCTGTTGCTGGGTCATAAGTACCTTCAGCAATTGACGTTAGCGTAATTGATTTGCCAAACTTATCTAGCAAAGTATCTGCTATATTTCGAGCTTTGGCATCGAGTGTCATGTTCTTACCAATGCGCGTGTCATATCATTACCTTGTTGCTTAAAGAAAACAGATAACATCGCATCAATTTGTTCGTAGCGTGTTTGTTGCGGTGAATATTTATTATATTCAACTTCAATAACATCTACTTTTTCACGAATAACGCCCTGCGTTAAATCTTGCATTAATATAGCTGTGTAAGATTTTAAAGCTAATTCAGCGCAAGCGTTTTTTACAGTAGTTGGCACAATGTCAAAATCAACGTACTGAGGAAAAACATTTGCCGATAATGAATCAATCAATGGAACGTATAAGCGCGGCCAGTCAAGCGACTGAGTTGAATATCTGCGATAACCCGCATATTGTAAACGGTATTGCGCCACCATATAATCTGTGGCTTTGCGTAGTAATTGCTCTTTTGTTGTATCGCTAGTAATTGCCGCCCATGCCGTGTTACCAACATTTGCATGATAGGTTGTCGCATCTGCAACTGACACATAACTTTCAGCGTTTGCAAGTCCAGTACCATCTTCAACGATTAAAGCCATAACTTAATCCATAAATAAAGGCGGGGGAACGCGAACAGGACCGAACGCGAACCCCCTAAAAAAATTAACCTAACAACGTCGCAACGTGATTCGGTTTCCAAACTTTAGTGCCGTACAAACAACGCACTTCAAGCATGGTTTTCATGTAACCTTTATAAACTGCAATTTCAAAGACTAATCCACTGTTTGGATCTTGAACTGTCATTACGTCAACAGCACTATCACCACCATTGGGCATAGCAGGTGGTCTCATACCTAATTCAACCGCTGATTTATGGAACGCAACACTTGGTGTATAAGAATCGCCAATTGTTAAAGCGTTTGCTGTAGCAATGACTTTTTGCGCGCCTGGTGCATTCAATGAAATAGTACCAGCGGCAGCAACACCTGTTCCAACAACATATTTGTTAGTGGTATCAGCTGCAAATGTTACAACGTCACCTGCTAATACTGTGCCTGTGCCTGTTACTAATGCAATGTCAGTAACACCAACAGCGGTTGAACCTGAAGTAACATAAGAAGTACCACCGCCTTTTGTGTGCGTGGTAATGCCAGCCGATTCTTTAATCATGATGCCTTGCAAGTCTAGCAAAGTACCTTGGCGCAATAATGCTTCATTGCCTGAAGTGTTAACTTGTTGTAATTGAGCAAGGTTGCGTAATTTAACGCCAGCCGCTGTGTTCATAACCAATGTAATTTGGTTATCAGTAGGGCAGCCGTTATCAACAAGAATTTGACGCACCTGTGCAATAGTTTCAAAGTTTGATGCGAATGGAGTTGTGCCTGCTGTACCTACAGCGCGTGAAGCACCTTTGTAAACAGACGCAAATAAATCTTGTTCGATTTTATTACACAATGCACGAATTGCTTGTGCGATTTGATCACCGTAAATAGTTTCATATCCCGCGCCGTTATTAACGTGCTTAATATCTTCGCCAGTCCAAGGGATTTGAACAGACGCATAAGAATCAAGCGTCATAGTTTTATTATCAACGGTTTGATCTGTACCTTCGGGGATTGTCATTGAAGGCGCAAATGAAGTGTTAACGCTTGGAGTGCGAGTAAATTCGGCACGGATTGTGTCGCCTTTAGCAGCGCGGGTTGTTGCGTCACCGTTAATGGTGGCTGATGGGATAAAACCAACTAACTCACGACCGACTACGTCTGCCGCCTTGTATATATCTGCTGCAAGGTTGTTTAATACATTTGCCATTTTGATTGCCTTCTAAAATAAAAAAATAATTAGACGGCAATCGAAACAGTATTTTTACTCCGAAACTTTGCCGCCTTGCTTAATAAAACTAGCTCTTTCGGCTTGTGACATTGTGTCAAAGCCTGATCGACCTACTGTTTTCTGAGAACCTGTACCACCGCCCCCACTCGCACCGCCTCCGCTGTTGGAAGGTGCTGAAATATAATGTTTACCATCATCACTGGTCGCCCATTCTGTGACGAACGCGCTTAAGTCCTTATCGCCTATCATTGCCTTGCGACTATCACCATCAACTGTAATTTTTGCCTGTGATGACAGCATCGCTTTAACAGCGGGTAAAAATGGAGCTGACACACCAGCCTTTACAAGAGCATCTGTTAGCCCATTGTCTAAAAGTAATTTAGATGTGAAGCCTGACTCTGAGCTTAATTGACCTTGTAATGTCTCCATTATTTTGGCTGAGTCTTTGCCTGCTTTATTGGCCGTTGCTAAATCAACACTTAACTTGTCAATCTGTGCTTCAAGATCAATAACCGTTTGAGGGTCAATCTCTTGACCTTTCATAAGTTTTTTGTTCTTGTCTAGCAATTCCTGATTCTTTGTTTTAAGTCCGCCAATTGCCGACTCGACTGCTAAATCAATCATTGCTTGTATTTCTGGTGTCATTTCCATTTTGTCCCCTTGGGATTTGGAGGGCTTAGCCCGTTTAAAAGATCGCCTAACGATTTTGTGCCACTATAACATATATTTAAATATTGCAATATATTATGACTTAGTATCTGATTATTAGATATAGATAAAACCAGCACTAACGGAAATAAGACCGTATAATATTTGTTTTGTCAATGAGGGGGTAGAGG